CAGCCCGCGGGATCAGGTGTTACGGTTCCACGGAGCAGCGGCAGGAGCGGCCGACTGCGGGGTCGCGGGTGCAGGCTGATGCGCCGCCGGCGCGGTCTTGTCCGGGACAAGGTAGCGGATGGTGTTCTTCTCCGAATACCCGTCCTTGGGCGGCTTCACCCCNACCTGGATCGACATCGGCACCAGGTGCAGATCGACGCTGTCGTTGACCTGCAGCTTGCCGGTCGCATGACAGATGGCCGACAGCGTGCGCTGCGCAATCTCGACCGTCTGCGGGTTCGAGTTCACNAGGTTCAGCTGGTCNAACAGCTTACGGCCCTGNTACNGNCCCTCGATGATGTCGAGCATCANCCAGAGGAACTGGCCCATGCCGTTGCGGGTGACGCGCGATCTCGCTCTCGACGATCTGGGCGCGGTANTTGCCGGCGGGAAGGAACNTCGGTAGCCGGTGGTGGGTTCGATGCCGGTCGCATCGAANGCGGTNTCAAAACGTGCCATGGANAATACTCCGGATCAGGACTGTTCNGGCTGAGGCATGGCCGCGACGAAGGCCTTCCAGTCGAGCGGAAGCGTGTCGGGCAGGCCGTAGCGGTTCTTGGCGAGGAAGGCCGGACGCTCGGCGGTGTGCAGGACGCGTTCACCGGACCCGAGCGCACGGGCTACCTTCTTGTTAAAGCCAACGTCCGCCTTCGTGATGGACATGCGATAGTTGGCAAAAAGCACGACATCGCAATGCTCCTGCAGCAGGGCCGCGGCCCTGGCTTGAAGCTTGATGACGTAGCGATCGTAGGGCTCGTGCTCAGGGCTATCGAAGCGCTTGATGTCGGTATGCGCGATTTGGACGACGGCCATGCCGCGGCGATCGCGAAGGGTATTCAGGCGATCGAGATATTCGCGCCAGACCGTAAGCGCCTCGGCATAACCNTTGCCGAAGCCAGGTGCTTCGATCGAGGCCCAGCCATTGCGGCGGCAGGTCTCGGCCCAGACCAGCGGTTCAAGCCAGTCCACNCTGTCGATGACGACGGTGCTGTAGGCGTGCTCNTCGTTGAGCAGGGCGTCGAGCGCNTCGACAACATCGGCGTAGCTGGTGGCGAGCGGGAAATGCGGGACCTTGAGCATGCCAAGGCCGTCCTCGGTCATGATCACGACGGGNGCNTCGGCTCCGGCTGCGAAGGTGGTCTTCCCGACCCCATGCACGCCGTGCATGAGGATACGGGGCGGNCGCAGCGTGCTCGACGTCTGCAGAGAGGANAGGGAGATAGCCATCAGTTGGCACTCCCCTTGAGTGCGGACTTCACGGCCGGGTCGATACCGATGGCACCAGCCTCGCGGGCCATCTTGTAAAGGCGCTTCAGGGCCGAGGCGCGGTTGGAAGCAGCGATGCTTTCCTGGTCGGCCGCGACAATGGCGAAGGCGATGTCATCGACGGTCGCATCTTCGAGCGGCAGCGGGTCATCGCTTTCGCGTCCCGGATGATTGGGAAACGTGACCGCATCAGGCAGGTCTTCCAGGGCGTAGTGGGCTTTGCGCAGGCGCGCGATCGGGTTTGGGAACAACATGGCGAGACCTCTCATTCGGGGAAATCGCTTGCCTGGTCATCGACCTCAGGCTCGCTGGAATAGACGGCCAACAGCGGGGTGCCGTCGGCGTGGGTGCCGGCTTCTTCGATGTGATACCGGCGCTGGACCTCGAAGATTTCCGGCAACTCCCAGCGACGATAGAGGCCGGGGATCCGCTTCAGAGGCTCAGTCAGGATGGCAGTCGTATCGCTCATCAACTGGGACTTCCTTGTTTTGGAAGACGCTCGGTGCGTCCGAAGTTGAAAAGCCAACCAAGAGCACCGAGCGGGACAACGGGTTCAGGATTTTTCTTCGCGGTGTTCGCGAACGCGCTTCAGGGCACGCTGGAAACGCTTGCGGGCAGCAGGTTCCGAAAGACCGATTTCTTTGCCGGCCTCGGCTTGCGTGTAGCCATCGATCACCACGCGCAGGACAAGTTCGGCATCGACCCCGATGAGGTCGGTCAGATCTGCAAGCAGGCGTTCCGGTGAAAGGTCTGGATCAACGAAATCAGCAATCCCGCCATGCAGGTCGGTGTCAAATTCTACCTGCTTGGACAGACGGCTCGCTTCGCGCTGATAGGCACGCAGCACGTCGCGCTCGACATTCATCAGGATTGTAGCCGCGACCCAGTTCACTTGAGCCAGATCAAGTTCCCGGATCGATGCAGTTGCACGGGCCAGAATTTCAGACGCGATCTCGTCGAGCTCACCAAGACGGCGCGCCCGCGACCGACGAAAGACACCATCAAGCCCCGGCCAGAGTGCCAGAAGCATCAGGGTCAATGCGCTATCGCCTGACCGGCTATTGGCCTTGGCGGCCTTTATAAGATCCTGAAGGACAAGGTTCTTCTGAAGCGATGTCGCTGTTCCGCGATGCAGATGCTCCAGCAAGGCTGTCGGATCGGCAAACTGGCTTAGCGCCGGGAATGCAGATTTGATGGCTGTGAAGCCGCGCTGGAAGTTAAGGGTGGACGAAGATTGAGTGAGGTTTTGGTGAAATTGGTGCCACGAAGAGGGCATTTGACGCCAGCCTGACGGCCGGGCGTCGAGCGCCTCCTAATGGCCAAGTCAGGGCGTCAAGCGCCTCTAGTTTCGGGGATTTTGAGGCGCTTCAGTCGAAGCGTTAGCAAGCCGACTTGCTATTCAGCGTACCGCATCCGTGGCAGTTAGCAGTGACCGGGTAGCCGAACCATGTACTCGCGGGTTTTTCTGTAACCCGGATGTGCAGCTGGTTGCCTTTGGCAACGCCAAGCAGCTTTCCGCACTCGGTGCAGCGCCATTCCGGGAAAGAAGCGCTCTGCGCGGTGCAGGTCATGCTCTTGCGAGCAGGTTTAAAGAAACTCGTGTGTGTCATTTCTCGGGGGCTCCATGTGTTTTTCACGGAACCCTATTTGCCGCTGATTTTTCGAGGGAAAAGGCCACGTCCTGCGCAGACGGCGCATGATCAAACGGTCAATGTACAGTCTCAAACGGACGCTGTGCAGCAATGGCTATTTGGTGGAGAATGTACAGTCTCCCACGGAGACGGAACTTATCGATAGCGGATGCCGAGCTCCTTGGCCCGGGCACGTACGTATCCGACCACGGTCCTGTTCGTCAGGCTGTAACCTTTACTACGAAGCATCTCCCTGCAGTGCTCTCCAGCTTCTTCCGAGCTGTTGAAGCGCCGAGGATCCTTTTCGTACTCCTCCAGAACCATCTTTTTGAGCAGTCTTGTCCTCTCATGCCGAATATCGTTTTTCGCAATCGAGTCTTGTCTGCGCTTTTCCTTGGCTTCCTCCATTAGGTCCTGTTTAATCTTTTGAATTAGCGGATCAGGAGGTTGGTGTTCGATATTTTTTAGTTTCTTTTCATACTTCTCTATGACTTGCGAAACCTTCAATAATCTTTCTGCGCAGCCGACCGCGTCCATCGCCATTATAAGATGCTGCCCGAGGCGACGCATGTTCGCTTTATCGAGGTCTCTTTTTTCTTTTTTCTTGTATTTATAGCTTGGTATGTCCCGCTCATAGTCCAGTTCGACCACATAATCTTCGATTTTTGAAAGAGCAAAGGCTGCTACGATTTCATAGTCATTTGGGTTTTTGACTTCTGTATTCTCGGGGTCGAAAATGCTTTCAAGCGCGGCTTCCAAGGCCTCCACCTTTGAGGTGTTGTCCTCATCTCTTATGTCAAACTCCTCGTGGGCCTCCGGAAGTATGCCCATGAAGTGGCCCTCTTCGTCCGCCTCAATAAGATCCCACCTTCCGGCCTCTTCTATGTCAGCACGAGCCTGTCGGGCTTCCCCCTCGAAATAGGTCTCGATTAGCCAATCTGCGTCCTGAGCCAGATTGGCGATTTCATTGACTTCTCGGCTATTCAGAATTCTTCTGGCCCGCCACGAAATCTCACCTACCTCTTCATGGGGCCAGTACACGTACGTGGTCCCTTTGGGATCATAGTATTTGAATTTTTCGAACATTGCCCCGCCCTGAAGTCATGCCACCCGAATCGACTGCGACCCTTTGTAACTGAGCTAACCTCCAGCCAAAAGAATAGCCCAGTCGTGTTCGGCTTGACTCCCGTGGTCAGGGCCTATGGCTAGACCCGGCTGTCCCGTTGGCCGAGGGCAATTGGCTTTTCCGTCTCAGCACCACTGCTCGATCCTGTCGGGCGATAGACGGAGAAAGCCCAGTGAAGCGCCCGAACCCGCTCCACCCAGACCAGATGACCCCGGCAGCTCGCCGCGCGGAATTGTACGCGCTGCTGGGTGTTGGCCTTGTCCGCCTGCATGAGCGGAAACGCCTTCAAATATCTGAAGAAGATAGAGAAATTCCGCTACACTTCACGCCCGAACAGAGCGGTAGTGCCGGTGCAACAACCGGAGAACCGCACAATGAAGACTGATCCCGTCCTTACCCAACTGGCTGCCTTGAAGGCGGCCTCGATCGCCGAGATTAAAGCCCAGTGGCGTGACCTGTTCTGCGAGGAACCGCCAGCCTTTAACCGGCGCTACCTTGAAAGCCGCTTGGCCTACCGCGTGCAGGAACTCGCCTACGGGGGCCTGAAACCAGCGACGGTGAAGCGGCTGCAGCAACTGGGCGAACAGCTTGATGGTGGCAATATCACCACGCGCCGGGTCCGCGCTGACCTCAAACCGATCGTCGGCACCAGACTGATCCGCGAATGGCAAGGCGTCGAACACACCGTCACAGTCACCCTGGACGGCTTCGAATGGCAGGGGCGGCCTTACCAGTCACTCTCGGCAATCGCCCGGGCAATCACCGGGTCGCGCTGGAACGGGTGGGTCTTCTTCGGCCTGAAAGACAATCGGAGGGCAGCATGAACAACCCCAGCATCAGCAAGCTGCGCTGCGCTGTTTATACCCGCAAGTCGTCCGAAGAAGGGCTCGAACAGGAGTTCAACAGCCTCGATGCTCAGCGCGAATCCTGCGAAGCGTACATCGCCAGCCAGCGTTCCGAGGGATGGATCCCCGTTCGTGACCGCTATGATGACGGCGGGATTTCCGGCGGCACACTCGAGCGCCCCGCGCTGCAGCGCCTTCTGGCCGACATCGAAGATGGGCTGGTTGATGTGGTCGTCGTCTACAAGATCGACCGCCTTTCGCGCTCGCTCATGGACTTCGCTAAGCTTGTCGAGGTGTTCGACCGCAATCAGGTGACGTTCGTCTCGGTCACCCAGTCTTTCAACACTACCACCAGCATGGGCCGGCTGACGCTCAACGTCCTGCTGTCATTTGCCCAGTTCGAGCGCGAGGTCACCGCTGAGCGCATCCGCGACAAGTTCGCCGCTAGCCGCGCCAAAGGCATGTGGATGGGAGGCTGCCCGCCGCTGGGTTACGATGTGAAGGCTCGCAAGCTGATTGTGAACGACGATGCCGCGGCGAACGTCCGCTTCATCTTCAAGCGGTTCGTCGAAATTGGATCAGGCAC